GATTACTCTGGGGAAAATTAACCCTGATTTACTAATTCAGCTCAATCACAACAATCAATCAAATCAGCTTTAATGCTCAAACCAAATTAGGGCCAAAACAGAAAACTCCATCACCTAACTCAACCAAAGAAAAGAGAAAAGAACTCAAGTTCAAGGTCATCAAAGCTAGGAACAAAATAGCCACAAGACTCAAAAGGTTCCATAAGAGCCTTGTAGTCCTGCTCGCCACGATGTTGCGCCAAGCGGGCAACGGACAACAGCTTCTCCTGGACAGTGCCAGCACGTGCCCAAGAGAGGATGTTGTGCAGGTTCTTATAAGTCATTACCGGGCGAACAAGAAGGCCATCTTTGTAGAAGTAGCGCTTGAGAAACACCACTCCAGACAAGTCAGTCCATTCAAAGGTTCCACTCTTTGAAGCTGGGGTAATTCTATAATTGGTCATTTCTTCCACTATTTCTTTATATTTTTCAACTGGGAAGATCTCCTGGGAACAAAGCACAAGATCATCTCCATATGCGAGTATTTGAAACTCGCCATCATACACCTCAGGCACGAGTGAACGCACCACAATATTATTCAGAATGGTGTTAAAAATGCTTGTGCAGCTGCAACCACTAGGCAATCCTCCTGAAATTTTAAAAATCTCATCATCCCAAATGTGGGTTGAATCACACAAAGAATCCACATATTTCAAGGCCACATCATCAAATCCAAGCTCCTGAAGAAAAATTTTCAGGCATTGAAAGGAAAAGGTAGAGTGTGTTGCATCAAATCCCGAATAATCCACATCAACAAAATTCTTGAATTTGAACTCTGCTGCATATCTAGTCCAATCAATATCTGGATTAGTTCCCACTGCTGAACCCAGGTCCACACCATTGTGTGCGTGCATTGCTGCCGCCAGCCGGCCAAACAACACACGACCCATTATGGCGTGTCCGTAGGAGGCAATGTCTATTACTCTGGTTTTGCCTTGTTTCACTTTTTCTTTGTCCCTGAGCTCATCTTTAAGAAAGGTAACAAATTTGTGGTGGGAAAAATTTCCTTCCATCATGAGCATCAGTTCGGCACGCAGCACCGGATCCATGTCCAAGCCTTCATCCGTCTGCCAAAGCAGGTCTGGGCGTCTCTTGGTACCGATGTACGGCCACCCAGGAGAGCGCGTCTGGTCCATTGGGTCAAGGTTGTCTGTTCCAAAGACTGCCTCGTGCAGCGACAGTCGTTCATTCACCTGTCCACACTTTGCTCGCACAAGTCGTGCATAAAAGCGGGCTCCTCTAATCATGGCTAATGGTCCATCAGTACGGTCACCAACGTGTTTAGCCAGGATTGTCTTTTTAAACTCTTCTGGTTTCACCAGTCTCTTGTCATTTGGACTAAGTGCAGCTGGCTCCACTGTAGTGTTGTCATCACAAGCAACGGTGGGGTACAGTTGTGTCTTATGAGGTGTGTAGACATATTGGTGGTTTTTGGCGCTATGAATGCGCCCCTGGAATTCAGCAAGCTGTGAAATAGCATCAACCATCTCGCGCGAGATAATTGCTGCCATCCCAACACCATGTGCTCCAGCACAATGCAATCCAAATACTTTCTTCCAGATGCCGTTGTCAACAACAACAACACTGCCACAAAACCCTGGTGCTGTTTGGGCTTTATACTTCAGTACCATCGGAACTACGGACTCCCAGGTCTTGGCAGATTCCGCAGTCCCCAAGCTCTCTGCTTGAAACATAAAGCTGGGTTGCATGTGTCCACAAATTCCGGTTACTTTAGCTGCCGGACTCAGCTTAAAATGTCCTTCACCACTCCTGGGGAAGTAAGTGGTGATGTCTCTGAACTGCCTTCCTGGGGTTTTTGCCCAGTTCATGAAGACAAGTTCTGTGGGGATGCCGTTTGCAGCGGGTCTCACTGCGGGTATGGTGTCACGTGGCATCCATTCTCCATCAAGCTGCAGGTGTGTTGCATCATTCCACAAGTGGAAGTTCATTACAACCAGCCTGCCACGCACTGCAAGAGCTCCCGTCTCAAACTCACTGCCATCCTTACGGCGACAGTGGAGTGTCACAATATTGCGGGCAAGCAGTGACTTCTCAAGATCAAAATTCATTGGTCCTTGTAAGGAGGCAATGTCAATCACTTTAAGTCCATTGGGTTTCTTCTTGTCGCGCACAACAGCGTTTCCACTGTATGCGCCTTCCATGTTAAAAAGCTGCCAAATCACAATTCCAAGACTCATCAGCATTAAAATCAAAGCCAGCACTTGGGTCACAATTGAGATCATGTCCAATGCCTTTCTCAAACTATATTTATTTGGTGGCTTTAACGGATCAGGTCCAGCCCCATAAAACCGGCGCAAATAAGCACCAAATAGGGCATGGTCACAGTGCCGCCTCAGAAAGCTCAAAACTTCATCATCATGCGGGTCCTGTGCAATTGCAAGGTCACACCATTTTTCAACATCCTTCCTTCTGGGCACCGGCACTGGAAATTTGTCATTGTACTGCCTTGGGTCATGTTCTTTAGGTCCCTGAAAGTTAAAAATTTCAACTAATTTATTGGCCAAATCATTCCTTCTTTTGTGAGAGTTCATCACCCTATCATAGACTCCAACCAAACTACACTCGCATCTAGCCATGCGGTCTTTAAACTTCAAGCACGCACTAGAGAACAAATGTATGTCAGCTTTCACCATATGGAGGGGTGCTGAACATCCTGTGGGTTCCAATGCTTTTGCCAAATCAAGTGTTCCAGCTTTTGTTTTATACGATTGTCCTGCTTCAACTTCAAAATCAAAATTTATCCTTCTCTGAAGTGCTCCAGGATCTGCAATTGTTACTGGTTTAAACTCTGGAAGATTAGTGGTGGCAATGATCACATCACTCTTAAATTTGATCCCTTTATCATTCAAACTAGCCATGTTTGGTAGAAAGGGTGTGGTTGAAATCATCTGGCAGAAGACTGAAAAGTCAGTCCCTGCTGGGTCTTGCCCAAGATCGTCAATCAAAACGACAGGCTGCTGTTGGTACCCATCGAAATAATTTGTTGAGGAATTATAACTGTAATAATCTGGTTTACCTGAAAGAGAATGGGCAAACATCTGTGCCAGCATACTTGCAGCAACAGATTTGCCCTGGCCTGGTTTGCCTCTTAGCACAATCAAAATTGGCTCTTGTCTAGAGTTCTCGTGTGGTATGCTTGCCATGTTTGGAAACAAATTCACTAATTTAGGATCATGCAATACTGCAAGTTTCCGCATCTCATCAAACCATGTCTTGCAGTCATTCCATTTCTGGTGTCTAGGAGAATTCTTGTACTGTTCATACTGTTCCATCATCTGAGGGTACACTTGCATTCTTTCCCTAAAGCGTTCCTCGGAGGCATCTTCTTCTTGTTGCTTCCAAACTCCAAGCCAGCCCAGGATCTTTTGAAGTTGCTGGGCTAGCCACTGTGCATTGCGGCAGAGGACCAGCACCTGATTTATTTCTGACATAATTGGGCCTTCCATCTTAGGTGTTTTGGAAAAGAATCTTTTAAATTTATCAAACAATTTCTCTGGTTCAACGTCCGTGTCTTCAAATGGATTAGCACTACGGCGTGCATACTCAGCCTGCGCTTCAGCAACTAATCTCTCATTTTCCTGAACCAGCTTGTCGGCCAGTGATTCTCCAAATGGATTATGGGAGCCGGGGTAGTCAATCTTTGGCCCCATGTTGGTCAAATCAATCAATGGCACATCATCTGTTTTAGGTTTGATGTCACCTGAATTCACTGAAAGAGGTTTAGAAGAATTTTTAAAGACAACTAGCAGGCTGAAGCCACTAGAGGCACTTTCTTTCTTAATATCTTTACTTCCATCATCTGGGTTTTCATCTGAAGAGGGGAAAGGTGGTGGTTGTGTCCTGCAGTGGCTCGGCAGCCATTTAACTATTTTGGCACACAGCCGTGAAAGCCAATCACCTGAAAGAAGAAAAGCAGTAGCTGCAGCAAGCAGGGGATCATGCCGGGCACGGGAAAGAATCACAGCATAAGAAAGAAATTTCATTATCCTTTTAAACCATTTCCTTTTATCAATATCAGAAAATACATTTATCCACTGGGCACAATCAGTCAATTTCTTAAAACTTTCCTGCATAATTTCAAATTTCTTAAACATCTGATCCAAATCTGGGTCCAATTTCCTAGCAACACTAAGAATCGGAGGTCCTGGATTCAATTCAACATCACCTGCAAGCCTCAAGAGAGAAAAATTTGTAGCACCAGAAGACTGTTGGATTGGTGGGGCAACATAGAGCCCAGGGCGTGGGCACCACATCTGAATATCCACCAACCGGTAAGAAATGTAAGTAATCACTGTACCACTACCATTCTTAGAGCCCTGAGTGAGGGTCAGAGCGCCTAGGACATTCAGGCCCGGAGTGTTGCCGAAAGTCCCTTCAGCATGGCTTGTATTGCTCCAACCAGTGTAGGTCTGAGTCAGAACTGAAGAAGGTGCAGTAAATGGTATCCTAGCTGTAAAACAAGGGGTGGTTCCAGTATTCCAGGTCCAGCGAGGCTGTGGGCCCGACTGGCGCATGCGTCTATCTGCTGTTGAAACCCATGTTACAGTGTCTGTTGGTAACAATGAACCAGGTGGCCAATACACCATCTCATAATCAACCACATCCTGATTCCAAGGTCGAATTGCAATTTCCAGTTCAAATCTACAGTAGGTGGCATGCATAAACCAGCGCACTTCTGGGATTTTCTCAAAAATGTCAGGCCACCTGAGCACATGCAGGTATGACCCGCTACTCTTATAGTTGACCTGAAGGCTGTCAGCTAAGAAAAATCTGTCATACCAAAAGCGCACAGCGCTATGTGAAATCCTCTGAGGTGCGTATGGAATTGGCACCACATTCTGGTTGGAATTTTCAGCTGTAACCTCAGGAGTCTGCCCAGTTTCGGCAGGTGTTATCTGGGTGTCCTCACCCTGAAGTGCAAGATATGGACTGGCCACGCACCGCCATTCAAAGTCTTTTCCAGAAGCAGCAAAAATCAAAAGTTCAGCAGTTGTTGGGGAACCAGGTGGTACAGCCAGTGTGGTCAATTGCCAAATTGTAAAATAGCCACCACTACCAACTTCGAGACCATCCACAGCATTGCAGTACCTGTAATCTGTTGTTGATATGAAGGGGATCACAAAATCACTGCCAGAATTCAAACCAGTATCATAAATTGTATAGATTCCAACCATAGTTTGCCGCCGGTCAGCTGGTGGCAGTGCGCCGGGTGGCGTGTATGCCGCCACATACCTCACATTTTGCATCTGATTTCCAGTGTACAACATCCTAATCAGAATACTGCCACGGTACTGTGCAAAACCCCGAGACACTGTTTCCAAGCTAGTGTTCAACAAGTCATTTGCTGTTAGAGACACATTCATAGTCAGCAGCGCTTGCTTTGGTACTGCTTGCTGAAAAGAAACTGCACGAATTGAGGTCAAAGTTGGAATCTGGGATATTTGCAGAAAATCCGTTATCTCTGCTGGCAGAAAAGATGGTGACGAACGGTGCATGGCACCATAGTCTGGCTCAGCAGAGTGGGGTTGTGTAGAACAAAAGGCAAATGCAGAACTTTCATTGCGGTTCTTTGGCAGTCCTTCAAACTCAGAATTTGTCTGCCTTATTCCATGGAACTGTGCCTGAAGTGGCCTTATGGAAGCAACCACCTCCAATGAGGTCGTTGCTCCACTGGCATATGATAAGGGAGACAGTACCACAATCAACAGGGTCCAAGGGGCCTGCTGAGTTGGATCACAGCCAGGGGTGCAATTAGCATATGGAACTTGTATGTCTACTGAAGAATTAGTCCGAGGATTCAAGATTTGGTGTGGAAACAGAAACAACTGTTGCTGGTTGAAAAGTGGATAATCTGTTGCCATCAAGGGTTTTGGTCCAGTCAAATCAGTTTGGCTAGTGTAAACAAACTGTGGCACCATAAAAACACCCAAAGCACCACCATGAAAGCGTGTTGAATTCACTTGCACTTGGATGTGCCACCCACAATTAAGCAGAAAATGCCTACGGCCCAAGGCACCAAAAGGAGTGTTTCTAGTCAAGGGTACCCAAGGCAGTGGCAAAGCCCATCCAGAGTAGACTGCCTGTGTCTGTGTCCAATTACCAACTGGTAATGTTATAAATCTATCAACAGACGGCCCAGCAGTGGTGGGCTCGTCAGCGGCACTTGAAGGTGATGGTCCAGACTTGCGACCTGGGTAAGTCATGCATCCAACCTGATGTTGTGTAACCAGTGTTGTAGCACCCGCCTGGGTCTTACCCACTCTATCTGAATTCTCAAAGTCTTCTGTAAGGCCGTCTGCCAGCAACGGCAGGATGTTAGAAACTGCCTGGAGTCCAGACAACAACAGGTTTTCAGTGCGGTTAGTAGTGTGGGTAGAATCACCACCACCAGCACCTCCGTAGGCTGTGGCATTGTTTTCCATGGCATGCTCCAAATCAACTGAATTTTGCCATTGCTGGTTGTAAAAATTGTAATTTATTACTCCATGGTTTCCTGAATTGTTTGTGTTGCCAGATTCCTGCTTACTTTGTCCAGGTCCCTGAAACTCAAAGAAAAAGTCTTCTGGCGTCTGACCATCCAAAAGCATAGTCGACTCAACATCAAATTCAAAGTCGGCCTCCTCATTCCAGATGTCACTAGGCAAATCAAAATCCATTGCTGGAATCTCCATATTGCCTGCTGTTGTATTTGTTTGGTAAACAAAAGATCCGTTGTGAAAAGCTCTCTGAAAGCAGTGAAAAACCTTCTTAGCAACAATGAAGCTATACCAAACAACAACAATTGTCACCATATAATTGTAATCTAAATAAAAGGAAAACCTAGTCCCCTAGGTTGTGGATAGCTAGACGTTTTTTAACTCACAGCCAGCTGTAAAGCAGCGTAGAGTGAGCCCCTGCTTAGATCCATAGTGTCACTTGTTACCTATGGGTACCGTCAGGGCATCCTTCACTATCCAAAACTGCACGGTATGTCAAGATACCAGTACGGACTGCTTGGCAATTACTAACTCTGTGACATCTTGGATTGCTCCAATCAAACCAGTAGGGTGCTGTAAACACCGTGGCTTTTGGCCCCTGAGGCAACTGTTACCAGTTGTTGGTCCACAGGCTACTAGCTCACCGAAGTGATCACATTGTTTTCACTGTTACACAGAGTGTACCAGACACTCAATTCCAGCTGCAGTGTTGTCATCTGCCACCAAGGTCCACAAGCGTGGGGTGTCAGTGTGGAGAGCTCCGGCAAGACAGTGCCGTCACACGCAAGAAAGCCCAGCGCGTGCTAGAAATTCTGAAGTACATGTTTCACTCCATTTAGAATGAACTTTTCCTCCTATCTTATTCCAAGCGGCTTCGACTGAAGGGTTCACAAATGAAGGGTAAGAAAGCTTATTCTCTCTCACTACTTCGCATGGGGTCACTGAAAGTGGTGGTCCCAATTGACAGGTGAGGGTTCTTGCCAAACGTTAAGTTACAAAGGGAGGGAGAGAGGGAAAAGGGAAAATAAGGGGGGAAAGGAGGGGCGA